ATGGGGCGCTTCATCCCCGACCTCCTCCGCGCGGTCGCTGACGGCTGGGACCAGGCCGCCGGACACGATCCCGTCGACCCGCACGCCGACGAGGCCATCGCGATCCTGGAGGACCCCGAGACGGCGACGCTCATCCAGCGCACCCCCGAGGCGATCCAGGCCTACTACCAGGACAAGATCGCGGAGCTGATGAGCACGATCATCGAGCTGCGGCGGGCGCTCGATGAAGCCCACGACGACCCCGACGAGGTGGTCGCCCCGAGCGCCGACGTCGACGAAGACACCACGATCCGGCTCGGACTGGATCTCCAGGAGGCCCGCCGGGAGAACGCGGCGTTGCGGGCGCAGCTCGCAGCGCGTCCCGCGCCGCCGTTCGGGCCCCTCGACGCGAAGCTCGCCGAGAAGAACCAGGACCTCGACGCCCAGGCCGTCGTCGACGCCGCCCGCGCCTGGGCGAAGAGCCTCGGCGACTACGGCCACCTCCTCGGCCCGGAGGGCCAGGCCGTCATCAACTCGGTCCGAAAGATCGACGGCGAGGCGCCCATCCCCAACCCGGTGGCGACGTGACCCGCGCCGCCGGCCTCGCCACCGTCGCCCAGACCGCGCTCCCGCGCCCCCAACGCCTCGCCTGCGACCGATGCGCCCGCACCGGCTGGCTCACCCACCGCGACGGCGAACAGCTCTGCGTCGTCTGCGCTGGGGGCCTTCTGCCGCAGGAGGTCCCTCCAGCACGGCCGAAGCCGGTGATCCCCGCGCCCGCCCCGACCGCCATCGCCTGCGGGTGCTGCGACGAGGTCGTCGCGCTCACCGACCTCCGATGGCGCAACCGCCGCGCCCTCCTCCTCGGATGCCGGTTCTGCACCCCGAAGGAGGACCAGTGACCGTGACCGCCGACTACCCCGGGCTCTACGTCCCCGACGACCCCACCGTCGCGCACAAGCTCATCCAGTCCGAAACCTGGCTCGTCCGCGACGACGAGACCCGCCAACTCCACTGGCGCAACGTCGAGCACATGACGCCGTCGCACCGCGCGCACCTCCTCGACTGGTTGCGGCGCAACGCCGACGCCATGCGGATGCACGTCTACCGGTCAGTGAACCAGTCGTTCCGGCGGTACGAGATCGACGGCGTGCAGCGGGCCGAGCTGATCCGCGACCTCCTCGGTGACCGGCCCGCCGCCGAGTGGCTCGAAGACACCGCGCTCGTCCGCCGGCTCGTCGCGCTGCAACCCGCGCCGGCCCCGCGCCGCGACCGCAGCCGCTGGCTCCCAGCACGCCTCCGGAGGACCCGATGAACCTCACCTACCCCGGCGACGTCCGGAACGTCGTCGTCGGCCGCGTCATGGGCCCCGACCTCCACGGCGGATTCGTCGTCGCCACCGCCGCCGAGCACGACCCCGCCACCAACAAGACCCGCGTCTCGTTCCGGCCCATGCAGCCCGGCGAGCGCGAACACGTCCTCGAAGACGCCGACGGCGCGCCGTGGCTCGGACAGATCGGAGTCGCGTGGTGAGCCGTTACGTCGGGCCGATCCGCCGCGTCAACCGCGGCCGCGGCCACTCCTATGTCGACGCCAACGGCGCCAAGGTCCCCGGCGTCACCACACTCCTCGGCGATGGCGTCCCGAAGCCAGCTCTCATGGACTGGGGTCCGCGAGTCACCGCCGAGTACGCCGTCGACCACTGGGACGAGCTGGGGAAGCTCACCCCGAGCGCGCGGCTGGAGAAGCTCAAGAAGGCCCGCTACGCCGACCGCGACGCCGCCGCGAACAAGGGCACCCGCGTCCACACACTCGCTGAGCAGCTCGTCGCCGGGAAGACCGTCGCCGTACCCGACGACCTCGCCGGGCACGTCGAGTCCTACGTCGCGTTCCTGGACCAGTGGGACCCGCAGCCACTCCTCGTCGAGTTCGTCGTCATGTCCCACCGCCACGGTTACGCCGGCACCGGAGACCTCGCCGCCTACTTCGACCCGCAGCTCCTCCTCGACTGCGGCCTGGCGGGCGACGATCCCGCGCTTCAGGCGCTGCTACAGGGCCTCGCCGACAACGGCGAGCTCGCGCTCGTCATCCTCGACGTGAAGACGTCCCGCTCCGGCATCTTCGGCGAGACTGCCCTGCAGCTCGCCGGCTATCGCTTCGCCGACGTCTACGTCGACGAGGACGGCGCCGAGCAGCCCATGCCCGAGTTCCACCTCGCGCTGGCCCTGCATATCCGCGCGGACGGCTACGACCTGTTTCCGATGACTGCCGGTCGCGACCAGCACCGCGAGTTGCTCTACGTGCGCGAGGTCGGCCAGTTCGTCACCGACCACTCCCGCAGCTACGTCGGGCCGCCGCTGTCGTCGCCCGCCCACACGAAGCCGCGCCGCCTCGAGGTCGCTACCGACGACCGCGCGAAGGAAGGACAGCCCGCATGACCGCCGAGCTCGACCGCTACCAGGGGGCGCAGGCCCCGGTCATCCCGATCACCGGCGGGCACGCCCTCGCTCCGCTGCCGCCCGCCACTGACGTCGACGGGTGGATCACTGTCGTGACGCAGGTCGCGATGCTCGCCGAGCGCATCGCCGACACCGACTTCGTGCCCGACGCCCTGCGGCGCAAGCCGGCAGCGATCACCGCGGCGATCCTGTCCGGCCGCGAGATGGGCGTCGCCCCGATGACCGCGCTGCAGCACATCAACGTGATCAAGGGGAAGCCAGGCCAGGACGCGCTGCTCATGCGGGCGCTGGTCCTGTCGAAGGGCCACCAGATCGAGTACGGCGACTGCTCCGACACCCGCGCGCTGGTCCGCGGGAAGCGTCGCGACGAGGACACCTGGACCGAGGTCGTGTTCACCGCTGACCAGGCCCGAAAGGCGAAGATCGACCTCGGCGGGTACCCGGAGGACAAGCTGATCGCGCGGGCGACGTCGCGGCTGTGCCGCCGGAAGTTCGCCGACGTGATCTCCGGGATGTCCTACACGCTCGAGGAGCTGCAGGACGGCGACGTCGAGTTCGTCCTCGGCGACGAGCAGCCCCCGGCGCTCCCGGCCCGTGAGGAGACCACCGCGCCGGCGCCCAGGACCGCGCAGCGCGCCACCCGGAAGAAGCCCGCACCGAAGACCCCCGCGGCCGCATCCGGCGGCGGCACGGCCGCGGCGGCGGGCGCGGCGGCCCCGACATCTGCGGGGCCGCCGTTGCCCGGCGAGGACGGCTACGACACGCCCAGCGCGGACGAGCCGGGGGAGCGGGACCCGAACCGGCCGTCGTCGACCGAGCAGAACCGGAAGATGCACGCCCTGTTCCGGGAGGCCGAGCTCGGCGGCGCGAACGACCGGGACGACCGGCTCCGGCTGACCGGGCTGCTGCTGAAGCGGCAGCTCGACACGTCGAAGGGCCTGTCGGTCGCCGACGCGTCCCTCGTCATCGACGCCCTGTCCCAGCTGGAGAGCGCCGGGCACCCCGACGGGCTCGCCGGCGCCGCGGCGGACCTGCTGACCGCGGACGATATCCGGCGCGAGGAGGCGAAGATCGCGGCCGAGGAGGACCAGGGCGACGCCGCGCAGGCCGCCGCCGACGACGACGCCCGGACCGAGTCGTGATGTACGACATGAGGCTGTCCGGCTGCGACGACAGCACGAGGCTCTTCGACGTCGAACTCAGCGACGACGAAGCGGCGACGGTCCGACGCATCGCGAAGCTGACCAGCGAACACGGCGGAGGGTGTCAGCCGGTCCTGACGATCGGCCCGGCCCCGGAGCGGCCCGCGGACGCCGACTGCACCGGCTGCTGGCGTCCCATCGCCGCGACGTCCGCGCGGCGCCGCGACAGCTGGGGTGACTGGCTACACGGCGACCCCGCCGAGTGCGAGGCCGCTGGAGGCCAGTCGTGATCCCCGGCGTGAAGGTCGCCGGCCACACCGGCCGCGTCGTCATCGAACCCATCACCTCCACCGACGACGCCGCCGCCGTCTGGCTCCGGCCCCGCACCGCCAACGCCGACGCCCGCTGCGTGTGGCTCACCGCCACCCAATGCCGCGCCCTCGCCGCCGAACTCAACGAGCGCGCCGACTACCTGGCGTCGACGACACGCCACCACGTCGTCCGCATCACCGCCCGCCGCGACTGCGCCCACGAGCCCCGCCCGTGGCTGACCCGCCTCGCCGACCTGTTCCGCCCCGCCACACCTCGACAGGAGACCCCCGCATGACCGACAAGCCCACCGGCGACGAGACGTTCGTCCGGTTCACCGGCATGAAGGCCGCCGCCATCGTCGAGGAACTCCCCACCCTCGGTGGCCGGATGCGGTTCACCGGCATCGCCGAGTGCGTCAAGGAGCCCCACCACGAACTCATGGCCGACGGGCACCACCGACCCGTCGTCGGCATGAAGGTCATCGAGGTGGAGCTCGGCGAGGTGACGCCGGCCCCGGAGGGTGACCCGGCGCTGCCGTTCGACGAGGACACCGAGGAGATCGGCTGATGAGCCAGGCTGACGTCGACCGCTACCACGCGGCCATGCACGCCATGCAGTCCGGAGTCGCCGCCGAGATGTTCCGCGACCCGAAGCCGACCGAGCCGAAGCACCTCCGCGTCGGTGTGAACAGCGCGCTTCTCGGCAGCGCCGCGATCGGTGCCCTCCTCATCGAGAAGGGCGTCATCACCCAGGACGACTACGAGCGCGCCATGGCCGACCAGGCCGAGAGGGAGAAGGCGGCCTACGAGGAGCGCCTCGGGGTGCACCTGCACTAGGACGTCGACGCGTTGCCCTCGCTGCGCGCCGACGGTGCCGCCCGGGTGCCCCCGAGCGCGCACCACCCGGCCGGGCGCCACTTCCCCTCCGGCGCCCGGCCGGGCACCAACCCCAGAAGGGTGGACATGCCCGACTTCCAACGCCTCTGGGCCGAGCAGGCCGCCCGAGCCCACGAGGAGAACCAGGCCCGCCGCGACCGCGTCCTCGCCCACGAAGACCTCGCGAAGGCCCTCACACAGCCCCCGTACGCCATCAGCGACCCGCGGCGCTGGTCCGGGTGGATCCCACCCCGCACCGATCCCCCGCAGGTGTGCGGACCGTCCTGCGGGAAGCACCACAACCCCTGCAACTGGACCCAGCACCGCGCCCGGATCAACGACTCCCCGATCCGCGCCCAGCTCGTCGAGATCGCCGCCGAAGCGCTCCGCCGCGAGACGCAGCCGGCGCTCGACGAGGTCGAACCCTGAACCGCACCCCGACGGACCGAAGGACGCCACCCCGATGGCCAACCGCGGCTACGCCCAGATCTTCACCAGCATCTGGACCGACGACGACTTCCGGAAGGTGTCCGAGCGCGGCCAGCGGCTGTACTTCGTGCTCCTGTCGCAGGCCGACATCAACTACGCCGGTGTCCTCCCGCTCACCGTGGGCCGCTGGGCCCGCTGCTGCACCGCCATGACCCGCCGTGACGTCGAGGACGGCCTCGACGAGCTCGCCGACCGCGGGTACGTCGTCCTCGACTGGGACACCGAGGAGCTCCTCGTCCGGTCGTTCATGCGCAACGACGGGCTGTGGAAGCAGCCCCGAATGCTCGGCGTCGCCCTCCGCGAGGCCCTGGGGACGGCCTCCCAAGCCCTTCGCCAGGCCCTCGCGAGGGAGTGCGGACGCCTTCGGGAGGCCCTCGGGACCCCCTCGGGAGGGCCTCAGAAGCAGGCGGAGCACGCCGAGCAGCTCCAAAAGATCACCGATGCCGAGAAACAGCTGCTCGGAGACCCTGACGAGGCCCTGGAGGACCCCCTCGGGACGCCGTCGGGAGGGCTCCCCGCGTACGCGCGCGCGGCACCTGCACCTACACCTACACCTACACCGTCACCTGGCACCCACACCGCCACCGAGTCGCCGACGACTCAGCCTGAGGGGGGATCTCTAGATCCGTACCCGCGCGAGTCGAACGACCCCCCGCCCCAACCTCGACCCGAGGACCGCTGCGCGACCCACGTCGGGACCGACCACGACGGCCCGTGCCGCGCCTGCGCCGGCGCCCGCCGCGCCGCCGAGCAGTGGGACGCCGACCACGCCAAGCGCCTCGCAGCCGACCGGCGGGCCTGCCGTTGGTGCGACGCCGACGGGTGGCGCATCCACCCCGAGGCCCGGCACCTCGGCCCGACCGGCGACAAGTGCGACCACACCCCACCGAAGGACCACCCCGATGCCTGACTCGACACTCGATGTACTCGCCGTCGAGGCCTACGCCAACGGCGACGACCCGATCGACTACGCCGCGATGCGCGTCGAGGTCCTCCTCGACGTCCGAGGCCGACTCCAGTGCCGCGACCGCATGGGCCGCCCACCGTTGCCGTCCTGGCCCGACCTGTCCGACGCGGCGCTGGCCCGCAAGGTCCTCGGCACGATGCTCGCCCTCGGCTGGACGCCGCCGTCCCGGCCGTACACCGGCGGCCGCCGTGGCTGACACCACCCACGCGATCACCGTCGCGCCCGAACTCCTCGTCTACGCCTTCCGCTACGCCCTCGGCCGCCGCACCTACGCCGTCGCCGACGTCACCCAGGCGCTGCGCGAGCACCGCGCCGCCCTGTCCGTCCAGACCCGCCGCCAGGTGGCCGACGAGATCCGCGACGCGATCCGCGCCGGCCACGCCGGATCGATCACCGACGCCGACGAGTGGGACGCCGTCGCGACGTTCCTCGAGGAGGCCACCGATGCCTGACCCGTGCCGCGGCTGCGACGACCCGCGCTGCCCCCGCTGCGCCACCGCCCGCATCCCCGCCGTCGAACCCCACACCGAGCCGATCCAGCAGCACCCGTGGCTCCCCGGCCACTGGGAACCCGCCCCGCCGGCGACGAACGGGTACGACCACCAGCTGAACCAGGCCATCGACGACGGCGGCCAGACCCTGCGCATCGTGGCGGCGACGTGCTCCCTCGCGGTGCTCGTCTCGACCGGCGGGCTCTACGTGACCGGGAACCTGCTGTGGCTGCTCGGGATCATGCCGGGCGCGGTCGTCGCCGCTGTGGTCGTCGTCGGCATCGTCGCGCTGCTCCGGAGGTCACGATGAAGCCGCCGATGCAGCAGCTCGCCGAGCGCATCGCCCTCTTCTCGTCAGTACTGCTCGGGCTCGTCATGATCACCGGCCTCTGGCTGGCCCAGAGCACGGGAGACCAGCTCTGGCTCCTCCTCGTCCTGCCGGGTGCGCCGATCGTCGCGCTCGCGGTGATCGGTGCCGCTGTCATGATCTGGCCGCCGCGATGACCGACCATGTCCTCGCCCTCGACCTCGGCCTCGCCAAGGCCGGCGCCGCCACCCTCACCGCCGACGGCCGCGTCGACACCTGGCTCAAGACCTCGCCCACCCTTGCCACCGGCGCCGGTCTCGAAGCCACCGCCGACCGCATCGGCGTCATGGCGTCCTGGGCCGTCGGGCTCGCCACCACCGGCACGATCCTCGCAGTCGTCGAGGGCCCCGCGCACGCCGCGCAGCACGGGCAGCCCCACGAGCGCGCCGGTGTCTGGTGGGCCGTCGTCCGCCGCCTGCTGCACCACCAGATCCCCGTCGCGGTGCTCGCCCCGTCGACGGTGAAGGGCTACATCGCGGGCAAGGGCAACGCCACGAAGGACGACGTGAAGCGCGCCGTCGCGCTCGCGTGGCCCGGGCAAGGCCTCGGCCGGATCAGCGCGGACGAGGCCGACGCCGTCGCGATGTGCACCTGCGCCGCGGACTGGCTCGGCTGGGAAGGGCCGTACTTGGACGGGAGACGAGGCGTCGACTGGCTGAGAAAGGCCCAGTGGCCGGACAGGGAGAACGTCCGTGCCTGAGTGCAAGATCGAGACCTGCGCCCGTGAGCGACACGGTAAGCACGGCTGGTGCTCGATGCACTACCGCCGCTGGCAGCGCCACGGCGACACAACGAGCCTGGTCGTGGATCGGGCTCCTGTCGGCTCGACCGTCGCTGAACGACTCGACTACGGCAGCGAACGGCGCGGCGAGTGCCTGATCTACCGGCCCCGTTGGAAGCTGCGTGGCTTCGGCTACCGCAAGCTGACGCTCACCGATGGTCGCTCGGTGGGGGCGCACATCCTGGCCTGGGAACTGGCCACTGGGCGGACCGTGCCGAAGGGCATGTTCGTGTGCCACCGCTGCGACACGCCTGCCTGCATCGAGCCGACGCACCTGTTCCTGGGCACGCCGCGGGACAACAACGAGGACCGCGACCGCAAGGGCCGCAAGGTCATCGTCCGCGGCTCCCGCGCGTCCGGGGCGAAGCTGACCGAGCACCTCGTCCAGCAGATCCGAGAGGCCCTGCTCGACGGTCAGTCCGGGCCCGCTCTGGCGGAACGGTTCGATGTGGACCCCGAGACGATCTCGTCCGTGGCCACTGGCCGCACCTGGGGCCACGTCAGTTGCCCACCGCCGCTGACGTTCGTCGGCCGAGGTCGGCACGGTCGCTGGACGGTGCCCTCGTGACCACCACACCCGCGCCGCCGGCGCCGATCTACCCGTGCGACCGCTGCTCCGAGGTCCGCCCCGTCTACCCGTGCCGCCCCGGCGAGCTGCTGTGCGGGCCCTGCGCCGCAGCGAACCGCCCCACCCCGAGGAGACGCCCGATGCCCCCGAACGCTGACAGCCGAGACCGGCCGTGGACGTGCCCGATCTGCACGAACAGCCCGTGCACGTGCGACGGGCGGCGCACGTCGTGACCGCCGCGGATCGGGTCGAGACGGCCGCCCAGCTGCTCCACTCCCGCCGTCACCGCGCCGGGCTGGGCAGCGTGTGCGGGGCGTGCCGGGACGTGGTGCGCGAGATCGCCGACGTGCTCGACGTGCCCCGGCTGGAGGCAGTCGATCAGCGAGCCCGCGACAGCGTCGACCCGCTCTGTCAGTGCGGCGGGTGTGGGTCCTGCGCCGCCGACTACATCCTCACGGGGCAGAGCCGGTGACCGCCCCGACCCCGGACGAGGCCGCCGCGCTGAAGACGGCCGCCGAGATCATCGCTGCGCAGACCGACCCGATGGACATCCGATACCAGGGCGAGGACGGCCTGCTCTGGCGAGACTGGGCCATCCCGTCCGGGAACTGCTACGACCTGATCGCCGACTTCGCCGAGGGTGTGCAGACGGACGAGGGCAAGCGCGAGCAGCTGGTGATCGCGGCCAGGGAGATGATCCGGGTCGCGGTCGAGGGCTCGCCGGAGGTGGCCGCTCTCCGCGCCGACCTGGCCCAGGCCCGCGAGGATGTCGAACGCCTCCGCTGTCGCACGCACGAGATCCAGGCAGAGGAGATGCAGAAGCGGGCCGCTCTCGACTCCGAGGTTGATCAGTGGCGCGCCCGATGGAAGGAGGCCAAGCGCTGGACCGAGGAGGCTGGCCTCACCGCGGACTGGTCGTCGGAGCGCCCTCTGCCGCACTACTGGGGCATGTCGTCTCTCGCCGCCCGGACTGCGCTGTTCCGCCTCGTGGCTGAGCGCGCTGACGCCCTGGCGGACCTGGCCCAGGCCCGCGCCCGGGTGCAGGCCGTCCGCCCCGTCCTCGACGCCGCCGAAGCGTGGGTCGACTGGCGCGAGCGCACGGGACAGCCTGAGGGCTTGGAGCACTACCTGTGGGCCATCCGGGACGCTGTGGCCGCCTACCGGGCCGCTGCGAGTGGTTCCGCCGAGGCGCCCATGTCCGTCAACGAACACGGCGCCGGTGAGCATGTCAATGATCATGCTGATCACGGCAACGCCCATGGTTCCGCCGAGGCGGACGAGCCCGCACCGGCGTGGGTGCGCGACGAGACCCGCACGGAGTGGGCGGTGCGCACGACCGGGACCGGCGGTGTGGAGATGATCGGCGGCGTCACCACGGAGCTCCATGCGCGCGCGTGGGCACAGCAGGCGGTCGGCGACCACCCGGGCGAGATCGCCGCTGCAGTGCCGGTGTCGCGAACGATCGTGCACCGCGTGAGCGCCTGGACGTCTGACGCTGAGCGAGCTGCCGCTGTCCCGGCTGTGGCATCCGGAGACGACACACAGCCCGACGGCCGAGGCGTTGCGGCGCAGGCTGTCCTCTCTCGCTGGGCCGTCCTCAGCGATGACGACGCGCACTCGACGATGAGCCTCGCTGACGCGTACAAAATCGTCGACGTCGTGTCCCGCGCGCTGGCCGAGGCGGGCGCCCCCGCCCAGCCGGACGAGCGGCCAGCGATGAAACCCGCGAACTACTGGAGGGCGACGTTCGGGCCCCACGCGTGCGACCCGACCAACCGCTCCGCTGTGTGGTGCGAGTCGTCGGACGAAGCCGAGGTTCGCGCCTCCCTCCGCAATGCACCCGGAGGTGGGCTGGTGTTCCGGCTGTTCGAGCGGCCACGAGAGACGGATTGGCGACCGGCTCCGCTGGCTGGGGCTGCCGACACCGCACGGGAGCCGACCGATGCCTGAGGTCCACCGCCCCATCGACGACCTTCGCGACATCCGCCGCCAGGTCAGCGCGCTGCTCGTCGGGCTCGACTTGACGATCGAGCAGCACGTCAAAGCCATCAGCAAGGCGCAGGACCTCAGCGACATGGACGCGCTCGCGATCTACGACGGCAGGCCGTACCGCGTCGAAGTCTGGATGCACGACGTCGACGGGACGATCTCTATGCGTCTCAAGCCGATCGCGGCTGGGGCTGCCGCGCCGCAGCCCCCGAACCCCGAGGCCCAGCCCGACGTCGACGGCGACCGCTACCGATGGGGACACACATGAGGATCGTCGTCTGGCTCCTCGGCACCGAGGTCATCGACATCCGCCTGACCAAGACCGACCCCGCCGTCACCGCCCCACCGCCAGCACCGGCCGAAGGCGACGGCACCGAGCGCACCCGCCACGCCGGCGAGTTCCAGCTCGGGTTCACCCCGACCTACCAGCCGCCGTTCCGCCTCGGCGACGTCGAGGCCCAGCACCCCCGAGGAGCGACACCGTGATGTTCCTGCTCTGGTGCCGCGTCTGCGAGCCCGAGCCCAGCCCCGACAACGTCATGCCCTTCGAGTCCCCAGCCGAGCGCGGCAAGTGGGCAGCCGAGCACACACGAGGCACGGGGCACGACAGGTGGCTCGTGTTCGACGTCCCACCTGACCTGGGCGTGCCCAAGCGGTTCGTCTTCGGCGTCGCCCAGGACAACCCCCCGGGTGCCCCGCAGTGACCCCCCGCCGGCGCTCACCACTACCCCCCGGGTGGTACGGCCGCAACGGCATCCGCGCCCACGTCCTCGCCCGCGACCACGAGCAATGCCAGCTCCGACTCCCCGGCTGCGAGACCAAGGCCAACGAGGTCCACCACACCGGCGCACACGACGACCACCGCCTCCACCTCCTCGTCGCCGCCTGCACCCGATGCCACGCCACCATCACCGCCCGCGACGCCAACACCATCCGCCACGCAGCCACACGACGCCCAGCCCAACCGCACCCAGGAGTCACACCATGACCGAGCAGCACCAGACCGAGCAGGCCGACGAGCAGGCCCAGCCGGGCTGCACCGTCGTCATCCTCACCGACGGAACCGTTCTCAAATGGCCCACCGCCACCACCTCCTTCCGCTGGGACGACGACGGCGACCTCACCCTGTACCGCCACGACCCCGACACCGGCCAACGAGTCGAGGCCACCGCAGGCGCACTGCGCGGTAAATGGGCCGCCGTGTACGAGGAAGGCCACCTCGCGGACTGACCGCGCGCGACCATGAACAGCACACGGCCCAGGTGGCCACACCCTGACGCCCCGGTGGCGATGTCCCGAAGGACACGCCACCCGTGCCAGCCGCCACCCTCGACGCACCCTCACGCACATGCCCCGAGTGCCACAGCCCCGTCACCGGCCGCAGCGACAAGCGCTACTGCTCCCGCCGCTGCACAGGACGAGCCACCTCACGAGCCCAACGCCAACGCGGCTACCACCAGGCCTACCGCGTCACCGTGCCCTGCGGCTGGTGCGGCCGAGCCCTGCAGCGAGACCCGCGGAACCTCAAGGCCGGCCACCAGCCGCACTGCGACAACCTCTGCGCCGCAGCCACCCGGCACGCCCCGGACAAGGCCGAGCGCCACACCAGGACCGTGCAGAACATCCTTGCCAGCACCACCCCCCGGGTGCTCTGCGCAGGACCCCCACCCAGCCGAACGTGCCCCGGGTGCCACGAGCCGTTCACCCCACACCACATCGAGCAGCGCTGGTGCAGGAAGCAGTGCGCGAAGCGAGCCCGCCGCAGTCGATCGGTACCGAGATTCGTCACCAGTCGGTGCGACTGCGGCACCTGGTTCACCATCGATCGACGCGCCGGGTACAGCGGCGTCATCACGACCTGCTCACGGTCATGCCAGCGCCGCACCGCAGCCCGCCGACGTCGCGCACGAGAGCGCAACGCCTACGACGAGGACGTCATCGCCATCGTCGTCTTCGAGCGCGATAGCTGGCTCTGCCACCTCTGCGGCACACCCTGCGACGGCCGACCCAGCCAGACCTGGCGCCCACTCGCCGCGACGCTCGACCACGTCGTCCCGCTGGCCCGGGGCGGCCGGCACAGCTACGCCAACGTCCGAACCGCCCACGCCCGATGCAACAGCCTCAAGGCGGACCAGCTCGTCGAGGCGGTCGCAGCGATGGTCAGCGGACCCACGGGCCCCCTCCCCCCGCCCGGCCGGGAGCCGCTACGGGAGGCATAGCCCGCCGGATCCCGTACGCCTGGGAGCAATGCGGCCGCCCGATTACCATTCCCGTTGTCCCGTTTCGGTGGACACGCCCTTGGAGGTTGTCGAATGGCCACGATTCCGAAGCCTGCGGAGCAGCGGCAGCGCCGGAACAAGCGGGTCGTCGACACACCCCCGGCCGCGCCGGAATCGGCGAGGCGGGTTCCGGAATGGCGGCGGGCGTCGTCGAAATGGCACCCGGCGGCCCGGGACTGGTATCTGTCGCTGCGGGAATCGGGGCAGGCGTTCTACTACCAGCCGTCCGATCGGATGGCGGCATGGTTCCTCGCCGAGCAGATGTCGCGGGTCCTCGCCGACCCGGAGGCGAAGGCGTCGAGCTACGACTCGGTGATGCGCGGCATGGAGCAGCTGCTGTGCACGGAGCGGTCGCGGCGGCAGGCGCACGTCGAGCTGGCGCCGCCTGGGGCGTCGGGCCGTCCTCCGGCTGGGGGTGCGTCGACGTCGGCGGGGGAGCAGCGGGCGGCGGAGGTCGAGGCGGGGATCGCGCACCTCGACGACGCGCGGCGTCGCCTGTCGGGGTCCTGACCCGCGGTGCTGGAGCCGCTGGACACGCTGCCGGCGGGGATCCCGGACCGGACGCTGGGCTGGGGAGTGCTCGCGTGGGCTGCGGGCGCCCAGCACGGGGAGCCACTGTTCTACGTCCCGGACGGTGAGCTGGCAGGGCAGCCGCTGACGCTGACCGACTACCAGATCCGGTTCGTGCTGTGGTGGTACGCGCTCGACGAGCGGGCCCGGTGGCTGTACCGGGCCGCGCTGGTCCGGCTCGCGCGCGGCACCATCAAGTCGCCGACGGCCGGGTTCCTGTCGCTGGCCGAGCTGCTGGGCCCGGTGCGGTTCGGGGGCTGGGACGCCGACGTGCCCGGGGGAGCGCTGGGCCGGCCGGTGTCGATGCCGCTCGTCCAGCTGTCGGCGGTGTCGCAGGCGCAGGTGGGGAACACGTTCAAGTACGTCGGGGCGTGGACGGCGCGGGGGACGCCGCTGCAGCGGATCTACAACCTGGACCCGGGCCGGGAGCGGATCTACGTGCCGTCGTCGCCGGGGATCACGGGCGGCGAGTTGCGGGTGACGACGTCGTCGCCGGCGACGGCGCGTGGTGGCCGGCCGACGTTCGTGGTGGCCGACGAGCTGTCGGAGTGGACGGTCAGCAACCACGGGCACGAGTTCTACGACGTGCTGTCGGACAACGCGACGAAGGTGCCGGGCGCCCGGGTCCTCGGGCTGGCGAACGCGCCGGAGCCGGGGTCGGGCTCGGTGGCGGAGGCGCTGTGGGAGGCGTGGTCGGCGGAGCAGGAGGGCCGCACCCGGGGCCGGCAGCGCCTGCTGATGGTGGTGCGGGAGGCCCCGACGGACACGGACTGGTCGGACCCGGAGTCGATCCGAGCGGCGCTGGCGACGATCTATCACGACTGCCCGTGGGTGGACCAGGAGCAGATCCTCGAGCAGGTGCTGGACCCGAAGCGGCCGATCGAGCGGTCGCAGCGCGAGTTCGGGAACTGGCGGGTGTCGTCGTACTCGACGTGGGTGGCTGCGCAGGCCTACGACGCGTGCGCGGACCCGGGCGTGGTCGTCGAGGATGGCGAGGAGATCGCGCTGGGGCTGGACCCGTCGGAGTCCGACGACGCGACGGCTCTGGTCGCGTGCCGCATCTCGGACGGCTTCTCGTGGCCGATCTGGATCCACGAGCCGCGGCACGCCGGGGCGCCGGTCGACGTCGCCGAGCTGGACTACTGGGTGACGCAGGCGCACGAGCGGTACCGGGTGTGCGCGTTGTGGTCAGACGTGCGGCCGATGGAGCAGTTGGTGCGGGTGGAGTGGCCGGGCCGGTGGGGCGCGGGCTACGACGCGCCGGCGACCCCGGCGTCGCAGGGGTCGCCGTCGGACCCGATTGCGTTCGACATGCGCCGCCACATCTACCGGTTCGCGCTCGGGGCCGAGCTGGTGGCGTCGGAGATCGAGCAGGGGACGCTGCTGCACTCGGGGGACCGGGTGATGGCCCGGCACGTCTACAGCGCGTGGCGGCGGCCGTACCGGGATCGGATCTCGATCGGGAAGGGCCCGGACCGGGATCGGAAGGTGGATGCGGCGGTGTCGCTGGTGATCGCGAGGATGGCGCGGCGGGCGGTGCTGGAGTCGAAGTCGTACCGGAAGCGGCACCGCTCGCGCGCCGTGGTGATCCTCGGGTGATGGGAGAGTGGCTGTCTGACAACCTCGACGTCCCGGCGCCGATGCCGGGCCGCATCACGATCCTCGGGTCGTAGCGCTCGCGCCGTAGGATCGGGCCTCGATCCGCCCCCCGGTGGGCACCCGGCGCCCGAGGTGGCCGCGCACCGGAAGGCGGGCACCGCGCGTGGCCGATCTCGATGTCCTGCGTGGCCTGATCGAGAAGATCTCCAACGGCGCGACCGAGCGCCGACGGCTCAACGCCTACTACCAGGGCGAGAAGCGGCTCTCCGCGCTCGGGATCACCCTGCCGCCGCAGATGCAGAACCTCGCGGTCGTCGTGAATTGGCCGCGGCTCGCGATCCGCTCGCTCGAGGAACGGCTCGACGTCGAAGGGTTCCGGCTCGCGGGGGAGACCCGGGTCTCCGACCGGCTGTGGGACTGGTGGCAGGCCAACAACCTCGACACCCGCGGCCCCCTCGGCCACAAGGAAGCGTTCGTCACCGGGGATGCCTACGTCGTGGTCGGGCGCCGCGACGGGGACGACGAGACCCCGCTCATCACCGTCGAGTCCGGCGATCACCTCCACGCCGACGTCGATCCGGGCACGGGCGAGGTCCGGTCAGCGGGTCGGGTGTACGCGGCCGACGACAACGGGGTGCCGCAGCGGGCGGCGCTGTACCTGCCCGACGTCACGCTGCTCTACGAGCTGCGGCAGGGCAGAGGGTTCGTCGAGGTCGACGCGATCGAGCACGACCTCGGCACGGTGCCGGTCGTGCCGATGCTCTACCAGGACCGGCTCTCCGACGAGTCCGGCCACTCCGAGATGGCCGACATCATCGGCCTGACGGACGCGTGCTGCCGGTCGCTGACGAACCTCGGCGGCGCGCAGGAGCTCCTCGCGGTGCCGCAGCGGTACGTCCTCGGCGCGTCGCGGGAGGACTTCGTCGACGAGGCGGGGAACCCGAAGCCGGCGTGGGAGGCCTACATCGGCCGGCTGTGGGCGCTCGGGAACGAGGACGCGAAGGTCGGGCAGTTCTCGGCGGCGGACCTGCGGAACTTCACCGAGGTCATCAACCTGTACTCGAAGCTGGTCAGCGCGATGACCGGGATGCCGCCGCACTACCTGGGCTACTCGACGGACAACCCGGCGTCGGCGGACGCGATCCGGTCGTCGGAGTCGCGGCTGGTGAAGCGCGCGGAGCGGGCCGGGACCCAGCTCGCGGATGCGTGGGAGGCCGCGTTCCGGATCGCGCTTCGCTGGATCGACGACACCGACGACGTCCCGCGGCTGGAGACCCGCTGGCGGGACCCGTCGACGCCGACGTTCGCGGCGAAGGCGGACGCGGTGACGAAGCTTGTGCAGGCCGGGATCATCCCGAAGGAGGCCGCGTGGGACGCGCTGGGCTACTCGGTGGAGCAGCAGGCGCACTACGCGCAGCTCATGGCGTCCGACCCGCTCGCGGCGCTGATCCGCTCGGTCGGCGCCGACCAGGCCCAGCAGCAGGCGCCCGCCGCGCCGGCGGCCATCGAGGCGTGACGTGCCGCTCGTCGAGCTCCGCACTCAGCAGGACCTGATCAGCCGGGAGGCCGCGCAGCTGGTGCTGCCGATCCTGCTCCGCGGCGTCGAGGCCGAGCTCCCGAACGCCGGGTGGCTGCGGCTGGCCGCGTTGCTGTACCCGCAGGTGCTGGGGTGGCGGCAGCGGTCGGCCGCAATCGCGTACCTGGCGGCGCGGGCGGTGCTGCCGTCGGCGGATCGGCCCGCGCGGCTGCCGTACGACCTGTCGTGGACGGTGCAGGCGCTGCGGTCGACGATCGTGGACCGGGACCGGCGGTCGCCCGGGTGGTCTCCGGCGCGGGTCGCGGCGGATGGGACGGCGCGGCTGGTGCGTCACGTCGAGCAGGCCGGGCGGGAGACGACGCTGCAGGTGTCGGAGGCGTCCGGGGGTGAGGGCCGCTGGGCTCGGGTGTCGGACGGCGCCCCGTGCGCGTTCTGCGCGCTGTTCGTGTCCCGCGGGCCCGTCTATCACACCGAGGGGGCCCGCTCGGGCGGGTTCCGGGCGCACGATCACGACCGGTGCGTGGCCGTGCTGGTGCGGAAGGATCAGCGTGAGTGGCCGGGTCGTGAGGAATTCGAGCGGGTCCAGGAAATCTATTACGATGCGTCGATCCCGTATTCGGGTGAGGAGAAATGGCACGCATTCCGGCGGGCCTGGGAGAAGTCGGGCGGTCCTGCCGAATGAGTTAGTATTCGCAGGTCGCTAGTGGTGCCGATAGGCCGCGACCCATGGCCCCGGGTGGGCACGCTCCCCGCGATTTAGGAGTCATTCGTGACTGAGCAGCAGCAGACCACGAACCCCACGCCGACCGCTCCCGAGGCCACCGGCGGCGAGTCGAACGAGCAGGAGCCGTTCGACGCCGAGCGGGCGATGGAGAAGATCCGCAAGACCAACAGCGAGAACGCGGGCCTGCGGAAGCGGCTGAAGGAGCTGGAGCAGTTCGAGACGGCCGCGAAGGCCGCCGAGGACGCGAAGAAGTCCGAGACGCAGCGGTTCACCGAGCAGCTCGCGGACGCGAACCGGCGCGCCGAGGAGGCCGAGCTCGGCCGCTTGCGCGAGCGAGTCGCCCGCCGCGCGCAGCTGCCCGACGAGCTGGCCGACCGGCTCCGCGGCAACACCGAGGAGGAGCTGACGGCGGACGCGAAGGCGTTGGCCGCGCTCACGGCGAACGCGCAGGCCTCGGGTCGCGAGGAGCGCCGGCGCACGCCGGATCCGTCGCAGGGGCAGGGGATGGCGCTCAACGGGGACCCGCTGGAGGACTCGCTGCGGGCCGCGCTCGGCATCTGATCGGCTACCCTCGCCGCATCCAGTCCCCCGCGGTGGGGGCGCGCTCGCCCGAGGTGGCGGTCCGACATCGGATCCCTCACCTCGAAAGGCGGGCCCAGTGGCTATCACCGCCCCCACCGTCACCGGCGACTTCTCAGGCTTCCTGAACAAGGAGCGCGCCGCTCCGATCTTCGACCAGGTCTACCGGGCGTCTGCGCTGCAGCAGCTCGCGCGGAAGGTCCCGCTCGGCCTGGCCGGCACCGAGGTTCCCGTCGTCACCTCGAAGCCCACTGCGGGGTGGGTCGCCGAGGCCGGGAAGAAGCCGGCCAGCAAGGGCGGCATGACCCTCAAGTCGATGACGCCGAAGAAGATCGCGGCCATCGCCGTTGTCTCCGCCGAGACCGTGCGCGCCAACCCCGGCGGCTACGTCGACGAGATCCGGCCGCAGCTCGGCGAGGCCTTCGCGATGGCGTTCGACGCCGCCGGCTTCCACGGCACGAACACCCCGTTCGCCGCCTACCTCGGCCAGGCGACCGCGTCCGTCGGCATCGGCAGCAGCGCAGCGTCCGCCGGTGGCGTGCACGCCGACCTCGTCACCGCGCTGCGGCTGCTGGTCAACGCCGGCAAGAAGCTCACCGGCTTCGCCCTCGACACCCGCCTGGAGCCCGACCTCCTCGGCTCAGTGGACACCACCGGCCGGCCGCTCTACATCGAGTCCCCGTACGAGGGGACCGCGCCCGCGGCCCGTGGCGGCCGCCTCATCGGCCGTCAGTCGTCGATGGGTGACGGGGTTGGTGCGCCGACGCCGGGCGCCCCGTCGACGGCGTACACGCTCGGCTGGGCAGGTGACTGGTCGCAGGTCGTGTGGGGCCAGATCGGCGGCATCTCCTACGACGTCTCCACGCAGGCCACCGTCACGATCGACGGCGAGCTGACCTCGCTCTGGGAGAACAACCTCGTCGCCGTCCGCGCCGAGACCGAATTCGGTCTGCTCATCAACGACGTCTCGTCGTTCGTGAAGCTCACGAAGACCACGGCGGCCTGACCGATGCCGGCCTACAAGCACCCCGAGGCCGGGACCGTCATCGAGACCGACGGTCCCGCGCCCGAGGGCTTCGAGCCCACCGACGACCTCGACTACGGCGACCCGGCGGAGGGCAGCGACGATGGCGCTGGCGGAGACGACGGACGTGGCGACGGCTCTGCAGCGGACGGAGCTGACGACGGAGGAGGCGCGGTTCGTCCGAGCCCAGCTCGAGGCCGTCGAGGCAAGGCTGCTGACGCGGCTGCCGTCTCTGCGGACAAGGACTGACTCCGACCCGTCGTACGCGACGCTCGTCCGGAACATCGAGGCCGAGGCCGTCGCGCGCGTCCTGCGGAACTCCGAGGGGTTCCGGCAGGAGTCGATCGGGCCCTGGTCGGCCACTCTCGACACGCGGGTGGCGGCCGGGTTCCTCACGATCCTCGACGAGGAGTGGAAGCTCCTCGGCGCCGGTGGTGGGGCGTTCACGATCACGCCGTCCGCGCCGGTGCCGCCGCAGTGGCCGTCTCCGCACCTGGCGGGGTGGGCCTGATGCGTTACCCCGACACGGTCGTCCGGTGCCGCCCTGGTGGCGTCAACCGGTTCGGCGACCGCTTGACCGAGACCCGCACCGAGATGGCCGGCGCGTTCGCGCCCGTGTCGTCGACGGAGGACCACGTCACCCGCGGCGACACGGTCACGACGCAGGCGACGCTGTTCCTGCCCTACGGCAGCGACGTCGTCGCCACGGACGTCATCGAGATCGGCGGGCGGCGCTGGCACGTCGACGGCGACCCGGCGCAGTGGAAGTCGCCGCTCACCGGCCGCAAGGCCGTCTGCTCGGTGCCGCTGCGGGCGGTGTCGGGATGAGCACCCCTCGCGCGCGGTTCCGCCGCAACAGCTCCGCGATCCGCGCCTACCTGGCCCGGGACGTGGCGCTGCGGCAGGCGGTGAAGCGGCACGCCGACGACCTCGCGGCCCGGGTGGCCAGCGCGCCGGCAGGTGTCTACGACCGGATGCCGACGCCGATCGTCACGACGTCGGCAACGGCAGGGGCTCGCCGGGACCGGGCCGGCGCGACCGTCCTCGTCCCGGCCCCGCCCACGGGTGCGGTGCGCTACCCGGACGTCAAGAGCCGCTACCGCAGCGTCGTCGGGGTCGTCGGGTCGGTGACCCATGGCTGAGCTCCTCGCGGCGTGGCCCGATGCCGAGGTGGTCGTGCTCGACCTCCTCGACCCGGCCGTCGCGCCGGCGTGCACCGCGACGCCGGAGACGATCGAGACCCCCCTGATCAGGGTCGTCCGCACGGGCGGCTCCGACGACGGGATCACCGACTCCCCGGTGATGGAGGTGACCTGCATCGGCGCGGACCGGACGCAGTCCTGGCAGCTGTCGGAGCAGTGCAGGCAGGTGATCCTCGCCAGCCCGAACACCGTGGTGGCCGGCGTGCTGATCGACGACGCGGCGACGTTCACACCGCCGCTGCAGATTCCCGATCCCGACCTCGACAAGCGGTCGGTCACAACGAACTTCGTGCTGGCGTGGCGCCGGCCGCGATCCTAGGAAGGACTGTCTGACATGCCGGCATTCAACACTCTTCAGCAGCGCCAGCAGCAGCTGATCCGGAAGGCGCTCAACGGCGGCATCTGGACGGCCGCCTCGTCGGCCGCGGCGCCCGCGGCGCTCACGTCGGGGGCCGGCGCGGACCCCGTCGCGCTCCCGGTCGGCTACTCCGACGTCGGGTACATCACGAAGGACGACGGCGCGAGCTGGTCGCGGGACATGGACACCTCCGACACCACGTCGTGGGGCGCGTTCGAGCCGACGCGCCGCGACATCACCTCCGATGTCACGAACCTCAAGTTCACGATGCAGGAGACGAAGCGCCAGAGCCTGGAGCTCTACTACGGCGTGGACCTGTCCTCGGTCACCCCGACCGCGGTCACCGGTGAGGTCGCGTTCAACCAGGCCAGCGCGAACACCACGATCTACCGGCGGTTCTACGCGATCATGGCCGACGGTGTCGGCGCCGACGCGGTGTACATCGGCCGGTTCTGCCCGCGCATGTCGGTCACGACGGTCGACGACCAGGCGTGGACCGATGGCAGCGAGCTGCAGTACCCGGTGACCGGCACCGCGTTCGTCGACCCGACGCTCGGCTACGCGGTGCGGCACTTCTTCGGCGGCCCCGGCTGGGCGGCCCAGCTCGAGGCGGCCGGGTTCCCGGCCCTCGCCTGACCCGCTCCCCAGACCCGGTCCGGTGGCGGGCGTGCTGCTGCAGCCCGCCGCCGGGCCGGACCACCGGCACTACCCACCCGGAAGGAATCAGCCGTGCAGAACACCACCCTCGTCCACCCCGACGGCCGCGAGTACCAGACCAGCGACCCCGTCGAGCTCAACAACCTCGTCTACGGGCAGGGCTACCGCATCAAGTCCGGGAAGTCCTACGACGCCGTCATCGCGTCCGGTGGGAAGGCCGACGTCGACGGCAAGGAGCCCGTCGACACGAACACCGCCACCAGCGGCGGCGGGAAGGCCGCGGCGAAGTGAGCACGCCCGTCCCGAACCGCAAGGAACGCCGGTCGTGGAACCGGATGGTCGCCGAGGCCCGCAACGTCACCGCCGAGATCCCGGTGACGGACGAGCCCGGCGACGTCGTCGTCGTGCACATCCCGACGGCCGAGTCCCTCCAGTCGCTGCAGGAGCTGCAGCGCAAGGGGGACTTCGCCGGCGCCGTGTCGGTGCTGATCGGGAAGGACAACTACGAGCGGCTCGCGAGGGCTGCTCGTGGGGGCGCGCGACCCGACGACGACGCAGACGACAAGGCCGAGGGTGGCGCCCCGTTCACCGCGTGGCGCGACCTGATCGTCGACGTCATGACTGACCTCAACCTCGGCGGCCCGGGGGCCTCCCCGGAACGGTAGGCCGTGCCGTCGAACTGATCGACCGGTACGGCCACGAGCTGGAGTACGACCTCCAGGCCTACCTCGGCCTGGACCTTCTGGACTGGCTTCGCGGCCGGCACCCGTGGGGGAAGCTGCTCCGCCTCGTCGAGCAGCTCCCCCGCGAGTCCCGCTACATCGCCGCGCTCCACGACGACGACGAGATCGCCCCGCTGCTCGTCGCCGGACACACCGACAGCGGAGAGGAGCCCCGGATGTCGCTGGTCGGGTGGACGCCCGAGCGGGAGCTGCTCACCGAGCTCGTGCAGGCGGTCCGGGCGATGCATTCCACGCTGATCGGGGTGAACAGCAAGTCCGGCAAGGGGCCTGAGGTCCCGAAGCCGCGGCGGCCGCGGACGCTCGTCGACGACCTGCGCAAGCGCGCTGATCGCGATGAGGCGAACCGAGTGATCCAGATGTTCTCCCCGCGCGATGAAAGCGGAGCGACCTCGTGAGCCAGTACACCGCGGGTGACATCGCCGTCCCGATGGTCCCGTCGTTCGGCGGGTTCTTCGAGGAGATCACCTCCCGCATCAACTCCTTCACCCCACCGGACATCGTGATCACCCCGGTCGTCGACACCGACGAGGCCGAGGATCAGATCTCCAACCCGGGCATGGTCGCCGCGGGGGTCGCAGCTGGTGCGCTGATCGGGCTGGCCCTGACGAAGGCGCTGACCGACGCCCTGGACTTCTCCGCGGCGAACGGGAAGCTGCAGGCCCAGCTCGGGCTCTCCGCGGCGGACGCTGGCCGGTACGGGAAGATCGCCGGGGACCTGTACAGCCAGGCCTACGGCGAGTCGATCGGCGATGTCAACGACGCGATCCGGTCGGTGCTGCAGTCGGGGGCGCTGGCGGCGAACGCGACCGACGCCCAGATCCAGGACGTCACCGGGTCGGTGCTGAACCTCTCCAGCGCGTTCGGGGTCGACGCTGCCGGCGCGGCGAACGCGCTCGGGCAGGTGATGCGGACCGGGCTGGCGCCGAACGCTGAGGTCGCGCTCGACGTCATCTATCGCGGCTTCCAGGTCGGGGCGGACAAGGCCGAGGACTTCCTCGACACCCTGAACGAGTACGGCACCCAGTTCCGGAAGCTCGGGCTCGACGCCGCGGACGCGACTGGGCTGATCTCGCAGGGGTTGCAGGCCGGTGCCCGCGACGGGGACCTGGTCGCCGACGCGCTGAAGGAGTTCTCGATCCGGGCGGTTGACGGGTCGGAGGCCTCGGCGGCGGCGTTCAAGGGCCTCGGCCTGTCGGCTGAGCAGATGACCGCGCAGATCGCGCGGGGCGGGCAGGGCGCGAAGGACGGCGTCGGCCTGGTCCTCGACCGGCTCCGCGCGGTGAAGGACCCGGCCCAGCAGGCGGCGCTCGCGACCGGCTTGTTCGGCACCCAGGCCGAGGACTTGGGTGCGGCGCTGTTCGCGCTGCACCCGGAGACGGCGGCGGCCGGGCTGGGGCAGATCGGTGGGGCAGCAGACGCTGCGGGCGAGGCGCTGATGACGCCGTCTGCGCGGATGGAGTCCTTCCAGCGGACCCTGCAGACCACCGTTGTCGACCTCATCGGCGGGAAGATCCTGCCGATCTTCTCCACGCTCATCGACTGGGGCTCGGCGATCTTCAGCTGGGGCCCTGTCCCGGAGATCCTGTCGTTCCTCGCCACCTCGGGCGGTGTAGCCGTCGGGCTGCTCCTGGCCGTCGTCGGCGCCACCAAGGCGTGGACCCTGGCGCAGGCCGCGCTCAACATCGTCATGAACGCCAACCCGGTCACGCTCATCGTGCTGGCGATCGGGGCGCTCGTCGGCGCCCTGATCTGGGCCTACAACAACGTCGAGTGGCTCCGCGACTTCGTCGACAGCGCGTTCCGGGTGATCGCAGGCGTCGCGACGTGGCTGTGGAAGTCGGTGTTCAAGCCCGCGTTCGACGGGATCGCCACCGCGGCGACGTGGCTGTGGCAGTCCGTGCTCTCCCCGGTGTTCTCGTTCATCGGGAAGGCCGCGCAGGTCCTGTTCGCGGTCATCATGACCGTCCTCATCGCACCGCTGATCGTCGCGTGGAACGTGCTCGCCGCGGCCGCGACCTGGCTCTACGAGAACGTCCTGCAGCCCGTGTTCTCGGCCATCGGTGCCGCCGCGACCTGGCTGTGGGAGAGCGTCCTCAAGCCCGTCTGGGACGCCCTCGTCTGGCTGTGGCAGAACGTCCTCGCCCCGGCCGCCGAGTGGCTCTACCAGAACGTCTTCCTGCCGATCTTCAACGCCATCGGCGCGATCGTCGAGTGGGTGTGGCTGAACCTGATCAAGCCCAACCTCGACGCGATGGTGTGGCTGTGGCAGAACGTGCTCGCCCCGGTCCTGAACTGGCTGTGGCACAACATCTTCGAGCCCGCGTTCCAGGGCATCGGCACGGTGATCTCGTGGGTGTGGACCAACGTCATCAAGCCCACCTTCGACGCCATCGTCGCCGGCGTGAACTGGGTGAAAGACGGGTTCCAGTCCGCGGTCGACTGGATCGGTCGGATCTGGTCCGGGATGAAGTCGCTCCTGGCGAAGCCCGTGAACTTCCTCATCGAGACGGTGTGGAACAAGGGCATCCTCGTCGCCTGGAACTGGGTCGCCGACCTCCTCCCCGGCGTCGAGCCCGCGAAGGGGCTCGACAAGATCCCCGAGTTCGCGGCCGGTGGGCCCGTCCCGCACGACATGCTCCTGCGTGCCGGTGAGGCCGGCCCCGAGTACGTCCTCTCGGCGCCCGCGGTCGCGAAGCTCGGAGGCATGGCCGCGGCCGACCGGCTACACCGCAACCTTCTCGGCGGGACCGAGTCCGAGACCGGCGCTGGTGTCGGCGGGGTGTCCGGCTCCAGCTCTGTGGGCTCCGGCGGTGGCAGCGTCTGGCAGGCCCTGTGGAACATCGTGCACGGCGCGTTCCCCACCGCCCGGCTCACCTCGAGCGTGCGGCCGGGGGACCCCGGCTACCACGGCGCCGGGAAGGCCATCGACATCGCGGGCCCCCGAAGCATGGACATGCCGTTCATGCTCGCCGTGGACCAGTGGATCGCCGCGAAGTACCCCGGCTCGACGGAACTGATTCACACCCCGGGCATCAACCTGAAGAACGGCCGCCCGTTCACCTACTCGGCCGGGACCCGCGCCGAGCACTACAACCACGTGCACTGGGCCATGAACGGGATCCCCGGCGCGGCAGGTGACGGCGCGGTCGCGTTCTCCGGGTCCGCGCGGGCATACAACTGGTTCCAGCAGCGCGTCCGGGAGCTCGTCAACTCGGCGACCGACGGGATCATCAACGCGATCCCGTTCCACGCGCCGCCGCAGATGTTCGACATCCCGAAGAACATCGCGAACTTCGGCCGGGACAAGGTGCTGGAGTTCCTCGTCGGGGAGGGCAAGAAGGAGGACGAGAAGTCGAACGTCTCCTACACCGGTGGGGCCGGTGTGGAGCAGTGGCGCGGGCTGGTCACGCAGGCTCTGGCCCGGCTCGGGCTGTCCCCGGCCGATGCGGATCGGACGCTGCGCCGGATGAACCAGGAGTCGGGCGGGAACCCGCGCGCGATCAACAACTGGGACTCCAACGCCGCGCGGGGCACGCCGTCGAAGGGCCTGATGCAGGTCATCGACCCGACGTTCCGCGCCTACCGCGACCCGGGTCTGGCCAACGACATCTGGGATCCGATGGCGAACATCGTCGCGTCGATGCGCTACGCCCGAGCCCGGTACGGGTCGCTCGCTGCGGCCTACGACAAGCCGGGCGGCTACGACTCGGGTGGCTGGCTCCCGCCGGGCATGTCGACGGTCTACAACGGCACGTCGCGCCCGGAGGCGATCCTCACCCCGGAGCAGTGGGACAAGGTCCGCCCGGGCGGCGGTGACGGCGCCCAGATCACGCTGCAGGCCCGGGAGCCGATGTCGCAGTCGGAGATCTCCCGGCTGGCCGACGAGATCGTCCGCAGGCAGCAGTGGGCCAGGAGGACCGGATGAGGCTCGTGGCCCTAGACGTGCTCAAGGCCTCGCACGGCCCGACGCACGAGCAGTACGTCGACGCGGCCGGGACGGCGTGGATCTGCACCAGCATCAAGGGCTGGCTGACGGCGCCAGCCCGCCGGACGAAGCACGACGAGCGGGAGACGGGTGACGGGGCGCACCGGTCGGCGGCGTACCGGCAGACCCGAAGCATGTCGATCGAGGGCCGGTTCTTCCCGCTGTCGGACACGGTCGCCTGGGACACCGCGGAGCGGCTGCTGGCGATCTGCCCGGACCCGGGGGAGCGGTACCCGCTCGTCGTCGACGGGGCGGTGCGGCCGTTGCTGGCCTACGTGGAGCAGGCGGGGGAGGTCCTCGTCGAGCAGACCGGGCCGCGGCAGTGGGACTGGTCGGTGCCGGTGATCGCGGCGGACCCGTACCGGTATGCGGTGGCGTGGGCGAGCGTGGGCCCGTCGTCGGCGGGGACTGACGGGGTCGGCGGTATCGCGACGTCGGGGTCCGGGATCGTGTCGAGCTCGCCGGGTATCGCGACCGGGACGGCGCCGACGCTGGCGACCGCGACGGTCACCGGGACGGGCACGGTCGACAACCAGGTGGTACTGCAGGCGACCGGGCCGACCGCGGGCGTGCAGATCGCCGACCTCGGCGGAACGTCGATCGTCGGGATCCGGGGCACGACCGCGGCCGGGGAGAACCTGTTCATCAACACGTCGGGGCGGGTCGCGTTCGACGTGCCGGGCTGCCCGACCCCGATCCCCGCCTACGGCGCGGTGCTGGGCGGCGCGAACGCGCGCGGCGCGGTCTGGGTGACCGGCGGCTGGCCGCGGCTGCGGCCCGGCGACATCTGCACGTTCCGGCTGACCGGCGCGACCGGGCCCGGGACGGCGCTGACAGTGCACACCCGCGGTACGTGGGTCTGAGGAAGGAACCAGCATGGGCGCATCGAGTGCCAGTACGACCTCGCCGTGGGTCTCCAACCAGACCGTGACGAGCCCGGAGGCGCGCCTCGCGCTGGGCGCGTCGTGGGCCAAGCAGGTCGGGTCGTCGATCCTGACCGAGTCTGGCGCCGTCGAGGGCGCCGGTCCGGGCGCGTCGGTGTCCGGGAACAATATTCTCGTCACCGCGCACCAGGCTGTCGTCGAGGCCGCGCTCGGCACGTACGTGTGCACCTCGACGGCGACCATGACTGTCCCGCTCGACACGCCGATCCCGACGTCGGGGCAGTCGCGCTACGACATCATCTACGGCGAGATCGTCGACTCCTCGGACTCGGCGACCTACCGCCTGAACACGGTGAAGAGCGCGGCGTCGGCGTCGCCGAGCATCCCCAGCGCCCCGTCGAACACGGTGCCGCTGTTCCGGGTACAGGTCACCAGCGCCGGCCCGCAGACGCCGGTGCCAATCATGTCGTGGGCGCGGGCGCCGGGTGCGCCGCGGCTCGTCGAGACCGGGGACACCCGCAACGGCGCCTACATCGGTGACCGCCGCAAGTTCCGCGACGGCTCCGAGGACGTGTGGTCCGGGTCCGCGTGGCAGCGCGTCGTCGCGCCGGCGTCGTGGTCGCAGTTCACCCCGTCGCTGCTCACCGCGGGCGACGCCTCCGGTGTGCCGGTCGGACCCAACGGCTCCGCGATCGGCCGGTACCTGGTGCAGGGCAAGAGCATGCACCTGCGCTACATCTTCAAGGTCGGCGCGGGCGCGCCCCCGGCGGGCTGGGGCGACATCTCCACGACGCTGCCGCCCGGGATCACCTCGGCGCCGATCGAGGAGACACAGATCCTCGCGAAGCTCAACGCGCACAACCCGGTGGGCACGCTGTACGCGATCTGGCTGGGGAAGTGCTTCATCCCGCCGAACAGCAACCAGATGAACCTCTACTTCCCGTTCTCCTCCGCCCGCTCGGACCTGGGCACCTACCAGATGTCGAGCTCGTCCGGTGGGCCCGCGGGCACCGGCCGCCCGCTCGTCCCCGGCGGCTATCCGATCCCCGGCGTGCTCGTCATCCAGGGCACCATCGAAATTTCGTGATCTTGTGGACGAGCCCGAGTTCCGTGTCCTGGTCGCCTACACGCGCACCGGGCAGATCGTCGACGCCCTCGACGACCCCGGCTGGTCGTTCGAGGAGAACCTCGCCTGGTCGACCCTGGGGAAGATGACCCTGACCGTGCCGCTCCCCGGCGCCGACCGCGCGGGGAAACTCACCCGGGACACGCTGCGCGGCATCCGCAACGGGATGTCGTCGATCTCCCTGGTGATCCTCCGCCGCGACGGCGCCGCGCTCGCCGCCGGGCCCGTCTACACCCTCGGCTGGAACGCGGCCGGCGTGTCGATCGGCTGCGCGTCGCTGAACAAGCTGTTCGACAAGCGCATGGTGCTCGCCCCCAGCTACCTCGGGGACCCGACGAACCCGGCCGCGTCCGTCACCCTCGCGCTCCCGCCCCGGGACCGGGCGACGAAGCTCATCGACCTCGCCATGACCGGTGTCCGTCGGGGCCTCCCGATCACCCTGCCGTCGCTGTCCGGAGTCGAGGGCGACGAGGTCACCTACGCCGGCGTCGACCTGCGCACCACCGCCGAGGCCGTCAAGGCCATCGTCGAGGCCGATGGCGGCCCCGACATCCTGCTGCTGCCGCAGGTGTCTGACGACCAGTCCCAGCTCTCGTGGACCGCCGCGATCGGGGACCCGGCCCTCGGCGCGTTCAACCCAGACGCCACCTGGGACTACCCGCTCGTCGCGATCTCCGGGGACGTCGATGACTCCGAGACCACCGAGACCGCGTATGTCGTCGGCGACTCGTCCGGGTCGGATTCCGCTACCCGCCTGGTCGGGGTCGCTACCGTCGACCGCGGCGAGCCGTGGCCGGCGCTGGAGCGCGCCGACCGCACGAGCGTGTCGGAGGCGCGGCAGACGCAGCTCGACGCGCTCGCCACCTCCTACGGCGCCGAGTACAGCGATGCCGTGGAGACGATCACCTACAGCGCCCCGACCGACCTCGCGCCGGCCTACCGAACGGCGTGGAACCTCGGGGACACGGCGACGTTCGCCTACACCGGGCACCCGTGGCTCGACGACGGCACCGCGACCGCCCGCATGATCGGGGTGGCGATGGACCCCGGTAACACGCGGTTCTCGACGAAGGCGGTGGCCTGATGGGCCGGATCGGTGAGACCACCTCGGAGGCGTCGGAGGCGCAGCGCACCGAGGGGCGGCTCCGCGAGCTCGACCGCAAGGCGATGCGCGCGCAGCGGGCCGCGGCTGGTGGGGCGCGGGGCGTCGTGGCGGGCGGGCTGGTCGTGAAGACGTCGGGCTCGGCGACCACGTCCGGGACGACACCGGCGACGGGGGCCGCGATCCTCAGCGCCGCGGTGACGATGCCGTACGGCCGCACGTTCGAGGTTCGGGTCCCCAACCTCGGCTTCACCAGTGTGTCGCCCGGGTTCGTCATCGCGCAGATCACGCACACCCTCGATGGGTCTGCGCCGACGGCGAGCTCGACGGTCCTCGACACCGGGACCAGCGACACGTCCGGGTCGGGCCGCGGCCTGAACATGGTCGGGTGGGTGTCGCTGGCCCGTCCGGTCGGCGTCGACGACAGCGCCATCGACGTGCCGCTCAAGGTCCTCGTGACGTTCTGGGCCGGGCTGGCCGGGACGTACACGGCGCAGGCGGCGCCGACGTGGCCGGCGAAGCTGGTCATCGAGGACAAGGGCCCCGCGCTCGTCGTCGCCTGAGCAGGCCGTGGCTGCGCCCTGGTCCGGGTAGCATCCCCTCACCGGCCCTCGGTGGCCGAGGTCCCGCCCCAGGTGGCATCCGCCCGATGCCGACCAGGGGGCCGCATGGCGCGCCACGAGCTGGAGCAGGACCTGCAGTCGCTGGCGTACCGCGACATGCCCGACGAGCAGGTCACCACCGACGACCAGATCCGCCACTTCCTCGTCCGTGAGCACGAGCCGATCCGGTCGGTTGCCGACGTCACCCTGCCCGGCCAGTACGAGCTCGACGGCTGGGACACCGGACGGCAGGACCCGCGATGAGCGGCATCTACGTGCCGTGGCTGGCCGACGCCGCACGGCTCACCGGCTACCCCGTCGCCGAGGTGTCGGGATGGCGCAACCGCGGCCACGGAGGCATGACCGCCGTCGAGGGCGTCGTCTGCCACCACACCGCCGGGCCGCGCACGGGGGAGTACCCGTCCCTGCAGGTCGTGCGGGACGGCCACGCCGGCCTGCCCGGCCCGCTCGCGCACCTCGGCCTCGGCCGCTCGGGCACGGTCTACGTGATCGCGGCCGGGCTGAGCTACCACGCCGGTGACTCCGGGTGGGCTGGGCTGTCGAGCCTGAACTACCGGTTCATCGGCATCGAGGCCGAGTCGACCGGTGCAGGGTCCGGCGACTGGACGCCTGAGCAGGTCGACTGCTACCCGCGGCTCGTCGCGGCGCTCCTGTACTTCATGCGCCGCAATGCATCCCGCGTGTGCGCGCACCGCGAGTGCGCCATCCCGAAGGGCCGCAAGATCGACCCGACCGGCATCGACATGACCGCGTTCCGCGGCCGCGTCGCGGCTCTGCTCGCGGACCCCCTGCACCGCATCCCCCGGGGCGGCGCCAGCGGCGCCGGTCCCGCTCCCACGCTCCGACCGGAGGACGACGTCATGTACATCAAGAGCGATCTCGGGAAGGGCGTCACCGGCACGGCCCTCCTCGCTGGCCCGATCTTCGTCGGCCTCACCGGCGGTGAGGTTGCCTCCGCCGACGAGCAGATCGCCAAGGGCGCCCCCGTGCAGTGGGTCGGCCTGGCCACCTGGAACGAGCTCGACCGGCGTTCGCACGCCCTGTGCGACAACCCTCGCCCGGTCCGGGTCGTCGCGGACCCGATCGAGGTGCAGCCGTGAAGCGCGAGCCTGCCCTGCTCTACGTCGGGCTCCTCGCCCCGCTCGTCCAGGTCCTGGCCGCGTTCGTGTTCGGCGCCGACCCGACCGTGCAGGGCGCGGTCAACGCCGCGGCCGTCGCGATCGCAGGCGCTGTCACCGCCATCCTCGTCCGGACCGACAGCATGGTCCCGGCCATCCTCGGCGCCGCGCAGGCCGTCCTCGCCCTGGTCCTGGCGTTCGGAGTGCAGTGGACCTCCGAGCAGCAGGCCGCGCTCATGGGCATCGTCGGTGCGATCGTCGCCGTCGTCATCCGCGACCGCGTCACCGCGCCGGCCCCGGCCGCCGTGCCCGTGGCCATCCAGTTCGACGGCCCCTGACCGCCGTGCTGATCCGCTGGCTCGTCCGCCGCTGGCGGGCCCCCGACCGCATCGAGCAGGCCCTGCTCGAGGTGCTGCGCAACGTGAAGGAGAACCGGAAGATGGCAGAGCAGACGAACGCCGCGCTGGCCGAGCTGTCCAGCGCGATCGACGAGGTCGCCGGCGAGCTCGACGACGTCACCGCGAAGCTCGACGCCGCGCTGGCCGACGACGCCACGATCGACCAGGCGACCGCCGACCAGATCCGGGCGGCCGCGACCCGGCTGCGCGGTCTGCGTCCCGACGACGCCCCGGCCGAGCCCGAGGCGCCGGCCGACGGCGGCGAGCAGGCCTGACCTGTGGCCGTCCGCACCGACCTCACGATCTACCGGGGCGACACCTACCTGTCGCCCTGGTGGGTCGTCGTCGTCGACGGGGCCGGCGTCGACCTCGCCGACCCTGGGTCGGGGTGGACGGTCAAAGCCCAGGCCCGCCGAGGCGGGACCGTCGTCATCGACTGGGGCAGCACACCCGGCGCGACGCTCGTCGCGCAGCCGTGGACCGGGACCGTCGGCACCAGCACCGTCGAGACAACGGCGGTGCGGCTCTACCTCACCCCGGCGGCAACAGCCCTGCTCGAGGCGAACCGGTCGCTGGCGTTCGACATCGAGCTGTCCAGCCCCGACGGCGGCCCTCTCGACGACGCCTACCGGGTCACGCTGATCGTGGGCACCATCTCGATCACGAAGGATGTGACCGAGTGACTGCGCCGATCCTGCCCGGGGAACAGGTCATCGTCGTCGAGATCGGTGGCGGCTCTGACGCGGTCCCGGTGTTCGTCCCCGGCACCGCTGTGGGAGGCGCGTCCCGCCTCGACGACCTCCTCGACGTCGACGCACCAGCCGGTAGCCCGGGGCTGCTGGAGCGGCAGGACGACGGCCGGGTGCACCCGGTGAGCCGTGACGACGTCCTCGCCCCGCACATCGTGGCGCCCGAGCCGCACCCCGCCTACGACGACCTTCCCGACCTCCGCCTGATCTTCGAGAACGGACTGATCTGATGCCCTCACTGGGTACGAACATCGCCAACCTCGCGCAGCGCGTCTCGAACGAGTCGAAGGCCCTGCGCACGCTGGTGAACGGCAACGCCCTCGACAACTCTGCGCTGCTCACCACGGCGAAGAACAACCTCGTCGCCGCCATCAACGAGCTCAAGGACGGGCTCGACGACCTGTCCTCGGGCGCTGCAGGCATCGATGACGGCACCACGAGCACGGCGTCGACCTGGTCCTCGCAGAAGACCTCGGACTCGATCACCGCGGCGGTTGCCACGATCGTGATCCCCGAGCTCACCGACCTCATCGACGACGTCACCGCGTCGACGTCCACGGTCTACAGCTCGAGCAAGACCGAGACCGTCGTCTCAGACGCGGTCTCCGCGGCGGTGTCCAACCTCCTGGATGGCGCCCCGGCAGCCCTGGACACGCTTAACGAGCTGGCGGCGGCGGTCAACGACGACGCCACGTTCTCCGCGATCGTCACCACGGCGCTCGGCAACCGCGTGCGCACCGACACCGCGACGCAGGGCCTCGACTCCACGCAGCAGAGCAACGCCCGGACCAACATCGGTGCCGCCGCAGCGAGCGACCTCGCCGCGTTGAGCGCGGCCGTTGGCGACACCGATCCGGACCCGACGTTCGTTGAGATCTTCGAGGCCGGTCTGTCGTGAGCCTTGCGAGCGCTGTCGCCGCGCTCGCGTCCCGACTTGCCACCGAGCTCAACACGCTCCGCGGCGAGATGGCGGCGGGCCTCACGGGGAAGGCGAACAGCAGCCATACCCACGGCGCCGGGGACGTCACCTCTGGCACCCTGGCCGTCGCACGGGTGCCGACGGGCACGTCGGGCACCACGGTGGCGCTGGGCAACCACACCCACTCGTACCTCGACCAGTCGGCCGGTGACGCGCGGTACCGCCAGCACAACCAGGCACCCCGCACGCTGACGGTGTCGACGTCGACAGCGAACGCCGATGTCGGCGCGGCCGGGGATCTCCAGATCACGGTCAGCACCGTCACCTCGACGACGATCACGCCGACCAACGGCCAGAACGGCCGGACCTGCGTCATCGACGTCACCGCGGCATCGGGCGCGACGCGCACGGTGATCATCGGCGGCTCGCCGAAGAAGGGCGAGGGCATCAGCGCCGCCCAGCTCGCGATCCCCGCCGGCGGCATCGGCCGGTTCGTGATCCGCTACACGACGCTGGGCTCCGCGGCCTACAGCGTTGACTCCTGCTACCTGGTGGCCTGATGCCCGGCACGATCGTCCAGTTCAACTCCGGCGGCGACGCGACAGGCGGATCCGGGACGGCGACCCTCCCCGCAGCCACCAAGGCCGGGAACGTCCTGTTCATCGCGATGACCGCCATCTCCGGCCCGACGGTCTCAGGCCTCACCCAGGACGTGACCGTCACCGGCTCCGGGGTCAGCCACCTGACCCGGCTGTTCCGCAAGGACGCGGTCGCCGGCGAGACGTCGTGGCCGGTCAGCTACGGCGGCAACGGCGGCCTGTGGGTTGTCGTTGAGGTGTCGGGCCTCCTCACCGGCACCGGGCCGGACAAGACCGCGTCCAACGCGGGGTCGGCCAGCGGCACGTCGACACCATCGGGCACGACCGCGGCGACCACCCAGGCCGACGAGTTCGCGATGGCAGTGTTCTCGGCGCTCACCATCGGTGGCTCCACTCCTTCGTTCTCGGGGTACACCAACTCGTTCGGCGAGATCGCCGACGTCGGCTCCCCGGCGGGCGCGACGTACCGCAACGGACTCGCGGTCGCGACGAAGGCGCTCACGGCCACCGGCACGCAGACGAGCACGGCGACGTCCAGCGTGTCGACGTACCGCTCCGGGTTGATCGCGACGTACAAGGCGGCCCTCCCGGCCGACTACTACATCTCCGCGGCAGGTTCGGACTCCAACCCCGGCACCCTCGCCGCGCCGTGGAAGACGTTCAGCCCGACGTACTCGAAGACGTTCATCCCCGGCGACACGATCAACCTGCGCGGCGGGGACACATTCTCCGGGCTGCTGTACCTGCCCAACGCCGGTTCGTCGGGCAGCCCCATCAAGATCCGCAGCTACGGCACCGGCCGGGCGACGATCACGAACACCACCAACTCGGCGATCTACGTCTACAACAGCGGCTACGTCGAGATCGACAACATCAACGTCGTCGGCGGCTCCGGAGCGTGGGCCTACGACGGGATCGCGTTCTACGCCTCCGGCGCGGGCCAGAAGACCTACGTGCGGATCACAAACTGCGAGATCAGCTGGTTCCGCAACGGCATCGCGGTCGGCGGCGACAGCGGCGGCGGCTGGTCCGACGTCATCATCAACTCCGTCGACACCCACGACTGCCGCGACCAGGGAATCTTCACCTACGGCCCGTCCGCCACGAAGGCCAACACCAACGTGACGGTGAGCAACTGCCGCGCCTGGGGCAACCCCGGCGACTCCGCGAACACCACCACCCACACCGGGTCGGGCATCCTGCTCGGCTCCGTCGACGGCGGCCTGATCCAGGACTGCTCGGCCTGGGGCAACGGCGCGAACTGCTCAGCACCCGAAGGCCCCGTCGGGATCTGGTGCTACGACTCCAACGCCGTGATCATCGAGCGCTGCCTGGCCTACAGCAACCTCACCGGCGGCACCGCCGACGGCGACGGCTTCGACCTCGACATCCGCACCACCAACTGCGAGGTGCGCTACTGCCTCGCCTACGGCAACGACGGCGCGGGGATCCTGGTCTACGGCGGCGCCGTGACCGCGCACTCCGGGAACCGGGTCCACCACAACATCTGCTGGGGCAACAGCCGCAAGACCGACTACTACTACGCCGAGCTCACCCTCGCCGGGAACGTCGGCAACGTGGCGGTGTTCCACAACACCCTGATCGCGCGAGACAACGGCGCGGTGCTACCGCCGGCGCTGTCTGTCGAAGACACCGGCGCATCCGGCGCCACGGTCCGCAACAACATCCTCCGCGGCGCGACCGGCTACCTCGTCCGCGGCGAGAACGCCTACGCCACCACCGCCGTGCTGCTGCAGGGCAACGCCTACGAAGGCTCCGGCGGGATCCGGTGGGGCGGCACCACGCACGCCACCCTCGCCGCGCTGCGCGCCGCCGTGTCGGGCCAGGAGCAAGTGTCCGGGGTCAACAAGGGGTACGAGGGCACCGTTGGCCTCGCCTCCCCGAACACCACCCCGACCATCACCACCGTCGCCGGTCTGACCGGCGCCACCGACTACGCGCTGACAGCGGCGTCGCCGGTGAAGGCCGCCGGCCTGGACCTGCCGACTCTGTTCGGCGTGTCGCTTGGCTCGAGGGACTACTTCGGAACCGCGCTGACGGCGCCGTACTCGATCGGCGCCCATGAGCAGGACTCCACCGGGCCCGAGCCGGGCCGTCGGCTGCTGAGCGCGACATCGTGACGTCGAGAGGTGGCAGGTGATGCGTGGACGGGCTGGGCGCGATCGGGACCGAACTGATCTCCCGGTTCGGGGTGTACGCGCTCCTGCTGATCGGGATGCTCCTGATCATCCGGGCCCTGCGGAGGGACGCGGAGAAGGTCGCCACACGGATGGCCGAGCAGGACGAGGACCACGCCCGCGAGAGGGCGGCGTGGCGGGACGAGCAGCTGTACCTGCAGGGCCAGATCCGGGACCTGCGCCTGGACGTGGAGGACGAGCGGATGGCGAGGCACGCCGCGGAGGACGCCGCGCGGGCGGCCGGGGTGGCGCTCTCGCCGCCCGCGTCACCGCGGCATCGTCTGCAGGACGGCTGATCCGCCGCCACGGGGCGTGGCCCGTCGCGCTTGTCGCGTTGGGGCTGGCCGGGGTCGGCTTCTTCTCCGTGCACGACGTGGTGGAGAAGCAGGACGCGAAGACAGGGCAGGCTGTCGCGGTCGAGCAGCTCGGGCAGGTCGCGGACCCGCTCGCGCAGCTGTGCGCCGAGGACCCAGCGATCCGGGCGCGGGTTGGGCAGGGGTGCGGAGCTGCCCAGGCCGCCGTCGACAGCCCGACGGTGCAGGCCGCGAAGAACGGCAGCGACGGCGCGAACGGGCGCGGGATCACCGGCACCAGGATCGGTGTGGATGGGCACCTGGTCGTCGCCTACGACGACGGCACCTCCCGTGACGTCGGGAAGGTCGTCGGCGACGACGGTCGCGGCATCGCCACCACCACCCTTGATGGAGGCCGCCTCGTCCTCGTCTACTCCGATGGCACCCGCGTCGACCTCGGCGGCGTCGTCGGCCCCGCCGGGCGCTCCATCACCGGCGCGTCGACCGACGGCGGGCGCCTCGTCCTCACCCTCGACGACGGGTCGACCCTCGACGCCGGCCCGCTCCCCGCCGGACCGGCCGGGCAGGACGGCCAGCCCGGCGACCAGGGACCCGCGGGCGCGGCTGGCCCGGCGTGCCCGGACGGCTACCAGGCCGTCGTCGTTTCGGGCCCGGTGTTCGGTGAGGACGGCACGCGCTACTCGCGGGCGATCACCTGCGTCGACCCGACGTCGGCCAGCGGCGGCTGACCGTGGCCGAGCAGCGGCTCACCCCGGCCGAGGCGGAGGAGGCCGCGTTCCGGCGGGTCCTCGTCGCGCACGAGCGGTTCCTGCGGGCGCTGGCCGAGCACCGGCAGGCCAGCGAGCAGCTGCTGCGTGAGTCCGCGGCCCGGGCCGTCGAGGACGCCGACCTCGTCCGGAACTTCCGGGCGTTGCTGCCGTTCGCGACGCGGCGGACACGGATCCCGCCGCAGCGCGCCCCGCAGGATTGATCAGGTCACAGACCGACGGACTTCGCGCCGTGCGCAGCCTGCTCCGCGGTGAACCCCTCGAACTTGAGCTGCTTGATCAGCCCGTCCCGGGAGAACGCCTGGAGCTCCATGTAGCTGGCGGCCTTCTTGTCCGCCTGTTCGGTCCAATCGACCGTGACGTGGTCGACCGCGTACGTCGAGTCCGCCGTCGAGAACTTCTCGTACTGGAGTTGCTTGATCAGCCCCGTCCGGGAGAACCCGGAGAACGACAGGTAGCTCTCCGCCTTGCGGACGGCGTTGGCCTGGGACGTCGTCATGGCCGGCGCAGTCGGAGTTGGCGGGGCCTGAACGGCGGGCACGGATGTCACGGCAGGAACCTGCGGCGCGGTCGACGCGGTCGTGGGCGCCGACGCTGTCGAGGACGGTGACTTGTCGCCACCTCCGGACGTGGCCGCCGCGATGATGATGATCAGGACGACCGCACCGGCCACGATCCACGGCCACTTCTTCCGGGACTTCTTCGGCGGCTCCTGTTGGTACTGCTGGGTTGGGTCGAACGGCGGCTGCGGGTAGGACACGTGGTAGCTCCTGGCGGTCGGTGGTGGCGGGTGGCTGTTCGTTCGCTGACGAAGAGTTGTTACAGAGTGGACAGAAGTCACGCACCGCGTGGGCGCAGGGTGAGTTCTTCCCCCGGCCGGCCGAGAAGGACCACTCGACCGTGGAGGAGGCGCGCGATCCGGATGCCGTCGGTGAGACACGCGATCACGGCGAGGGTGTCGACGTGCACGATGACCTCCGCGGCGCGCCGGCACCGCTCGTCGCAGCACCTCATCCCGGACCTCGAGCGGCTCCGCGCGACCGGATCACCGCGAGGGCGTCGGCGGCCAGCTCGGACACCTTGCACGGCCACGCCGCGTGCAGGCTCGTCCCCGCGACACGACAGACGACGCAGCGGCCGTCGTTGTCGGGGCGGTGCTCGACGACGAGTCGCCCGACGAGTTCCACGTTCTGGGCGATCGTGTCGACCAGCTCGGGCCAGTTAGCGTCCTTCATGGGTCCCCTCCCGTGGGGATCAAGGCCCCCGGCGAGGTGTTCGCAGCACCTGCCGGGGGCCGTCCGTCTATGCGGGGGCCCAGGTGGGGTCCGCGGGCTTCCCCACCCGCGGACCGTTCGCACCTGGGATGAAATTGCGGTGGAGCACGGTGAAATCGGCAAGATCCCCGGGGAAATCGGCAACTCCTCCGACACCGTGCCGGGCGTGCCCGAGTACCTCACGACGCCGCAAGCCGCGAAGGAGCTGAACGTCAACGAGCGCACCCTGCGGCACTGGGTCGCGACAGGGCTCATCGAGCCGGACTTCCGCACCGCTGGCGGGCACATGCGCTGGGACATTGACCGCGTCCGGGCGGAGCTGCGCCGCGACCTCCGGCGCCGACGCGACGAGGCCGAGTAGGCCGGTCACGCCGCCGCTCCCGCCTGGTCGTCGCCCGAGGGGCGAGGCCGCCGGTGCGCGGAGCGTGGTCGCAACGAGCGGGCGGCCAGCTTGTCCATCGCCCGCACGCCGGCTCGGCCGCCGGTCTGCACGTAGATGCGGGTCGTCTCCGGGCTGGAGTGACGCATCAGGTCCTGCGTAAGCAGCAAGTCCCTTGTCTGCGCGTAGGCGGCAGTCCCGAAGCTATGGCGTGCCCAGTGCAGGGTGTAGGGCTGCCCGAGCCTGCGGAAGAAGTCGCCGACCGTGCGGGAGACGTATTTCGGGCTGACGGCAGCACCAGACTGCGTCCTCCACAGGACCGAGTCGGTGACGAGCCATGAGCGGACGTCGGCCTCGATGTGCTTGGGCACCACCATGCTGAACGACTTCCGGCCCTTGCCCACCGCCGACAGCACCAGGCGCCCGTCCGTCTCGGTGAAGCTGTCGCGACGCAGTTGTGCCACTTCCATCGCGCGCAAGCCCATGAACGCGGCGAGCAGGAGCCACGTCCGGATGCGCGGCGGGGCGCAGATGAGTGCGGCCTGCAGGTCGCCCTCCGGGATGGGGTGCGGCCGGCCGCGGGACAGCCGGATCCGCGGGAGCCTCGCTGCGGGGTTCTGCTCGAGGTGCCCGGCCTCGAAGGCCCACCGGTAGAAGCCGGCCGCGTGGACGGAGTACGTCGACACGGTGCTTCGCGCGAGGGTTTCGCCGCGGCGGGTTCGCCGCTGGAGGAGGCCGGACTGCCACTGGTCGAGGACGTCGGGTGTGGCGTCGAGGAGGTCGCATGGGAGGGAGCGCGCGAGCCGGTACAGGTTGTCCCGGCGGTGCGCGAGGGAGATGGGTGTGGCGCCGCTGCGGTCGAAGTGGTCGAGGTGAATTCGGATCATCCGTCGGTCTGCGTCCGAAATCTCGTTCATTGCCGAATGATCGGCCTTCGCGGCCCTGCGCCGATAGGCGTCCAT